TCAGTCCGCCGACTTATCCTTCGGCTTGGCGGCGGCGGGCTTGGCCGCCTTGGCCAGGTCCGCCTCCAGCTCGGCAATGCGGGCATTGCGGGCCTCGACGTCCGCCAGTGCCGCGGCGAGCGCCGCCGCGCTGTCCTTGCCGGCATCCTGCAGCTGGACGATCTCCTCGTTGGCTCGGCGCAGCGCGGCGGCCGTCTCGTCGGCGGTTTGCCGCAGTTCGGCCAGTTCCTGCTCCGGCCCAACTGGCAGCGGCACGGCCGGCTCGATCTCGACCGGCGGAGCGGCGTCGATGAAGGCCTGCAGATCGTCGTCGCTCAGTTCCGCCTTCAGTTCGGGGACGATGACGTAGGTGCCGATATCCTGTCCGACCATCACCGTGATCTGAGGGTCTTCCAGCAGCAGGCGGAGCTGCTGGACGGTAAGGGACAGGATCGCCACGGTGAGCGGCACGCCGACCGGGAAGGCCAGGCCGGCGCGGCGGTACGGCGTCTTGGCCGCCGTCAGCAGAAGCGCGCCGCGCATCAGGCCAGCCACGCGGTCTTGAACAGACGCGCGCTCCCTTTCCAGGGGTTGGTTGCACCCGCCGCATCATTCTCGTTGATGATGAGGGTGCGGGCGTTGCTCTCCAGGCTGGGCGGGAACACCAGCAGCGGCGCCTCCCCGGTGAGCAGGCCGAGCGGCCGGCCGTAATCGCCCTTCATGCTGCCGAGCGCAGCCATAGCCGTGGCGTAGTTGGCCGCGTTCAGCGTCTGCTTGCTGCCCCAGGCGAACTGCCAGAAACCGAAGCCGACATTGTAGCGGGCATCGACGCCGTACACGAACTTCTTCCGCCAGAAGGCGTTCTCGTCGTTCAGATTGTCCTTCGCGACGAACTGCGGCTTCTTGCGGTCCTGGAAGATGATCGGCTTCATGACCCGGCTGGTGTCGATCAGGAACCAGGGCGTGCCGGACCCGCCATCGGTGTTCGCGACCGAAGTGACATTGCCGGCCGCGTCGAGCACCGGATGATCGGTGTCGAAATAATATTGCCCGTCATAGCAGGGCGTCGAGAAGCCGGCCTTGAGCAGGCCGTACACCAGCTCGTTGGGATGCGCCGCGGTCGCCCGGCCCATCTCGGTGAACAGCATGTTATACTGGCCGAGATTGTCATCCTCGATGTCGTTGCGCTCGACCTCGATCGTGTCTTCCCAGTCCTTGTTCTTGATCACGTAATCCGATTGGGTGATCTGGTTGAGCACGCGGTCGCCCAGCCATTCACGCATGCCGCGTATCTGGTTGAGCCAGCCATATTCGTTCTTGCCGGTGCTGGACGGCACGACGGTGGCGACTTCCAGATATTGCGGCGGCGCCATGCCGAGGCCGCCGCGGAACAGGCCGGAGAAGGCCGTCCCGAGCAGCTGGAGATTACCTCTGTTCAGTTCCATGTTGTGCGGTTCCTTCTTCGGCTCAGACGAAGCTGACCCAGACGCCCTCGGCGTCCACGTCCACGATCTTGCCGGCGACACTGCGCGTTCCGGTACCGTCGGTCTTCGCGACCGTCTGGTTGTCCACGATGTAGCAGTCGTCGCCGATCTCGGCTTTGGTGATGGCGTCGGCCGACGCGCTGTTTTCGAAGGGGAACACGCCCTTTTCGACGCGGATTTTCAGCGCGCCGGCCGCGCCCGCGCTGTTGTCGACGGTCTCCATGGCGACGCCGTCGGAGATCTGGCCGGTGGCGGTGGCGCCGCTTGTGGCGTTGCCCGCCGCATTCAGCATCACGATCGTGCCAGCGTAGATCTTGGTGGCGGCCATGTCGCGGACGAACTGGCGGCCATCGCGCTGGCGCGTCTTGGCTCGGGGTGTAGCGATCGCGGTCATGCGGCGGCTCCCGTCTGTGCCTTCTTTTCGGCCAGGAAGGCCTCCTGGCTCATGCCGAGGGCGGCGCAGGCGGCGACCTCTTCGGCGGTGAGAGTGTCGGCGTTGCCGCCGCCCTGGCCGTTGCCGCCCAGGGCGGCGCCGGCAGCGACGACCACGGGCGCAGCGCCGATGAAGTCGCGCCAGCCCTGCTCGTTGGTCTTGAACAGGTTGAGGCCCCAGTCCTTCAGCGCCGGGACCAGCTTGCCGCCCTCGATCGCGGCGGCGACCTCCCGCTCGGCGCGCTCGCCTTCCAGCGTGGCGAGCCGGCTGTTGACCGCTGCGACCTGCTCGACCGGCACGAATTTCGCCGGGTCAACCTGGGCGGCTTTCAACGTCGAGACCGAGGCGGCGATATCCTCGACCGATGCGTCGCCGGCCAGCCCGGCGGCGATCGCGATCGCGCTGGTGGCAGGCGTGGCGTCCGCCTTCGCCTTCAGGGTGCTGGCGGCAGCCACGCACTCCTGTTCGGTGGCGCTGGCCGCAAGGCCGAGCGCCGCCGCAATCAGAGCATAGCTCATATCGTCGTCTTCTCCGGAAAGGCCGGCGGCGATCAGCCCCGGCAGGTCAATGGCCCCGACATTGGTCAGCGCCGAATTCTTGAGATAGAGCACCTCGCCGGTGCCGCGCTTGGCCGCGAAAAGCGGGCTGATGTAGCGATATTCCTTCGCCACGATCCTGGCGGTGGCGGCCTCGGTCCAGTCGACCGTGGCATAGATGCCGTCCTCCTCGACGGTCAGCTCTTCCTTCCTGGTCCACCCGGATGCGGGCGCCTCGGAGCCGGCCTGGAGGATTTGATGGTTATAGTCCCAGTTGAAGTCCGCGCCGCCCAGCCACTTGCGGGTGGCGGCAACGACCTGCTCGGCATGGGCACGGTCGCGCAGGAGATAGGGGCCGCGCCCGTCGCGCATCTCGATCGTGCCGATCGGCAACAGCTTCACGCGCCGCGCGGGCGCGCCGTCGACCAGGCCGACTTCGGCAGCCGCCGCCGCGACGATCTCATGCTGTTGATTGCCCCGCTTCATGCCGATGCAATGGCACGGCTTCAGGGGTTCGATGACCTCAACTGGTTGAGGCGATACAGGGCCTCGGCCCCGCAACGTTCATTGCAGGTCCAGACCGTCCGCGCCAGAGGCTTCTAGCGCCCCTGTCGCGATGTCCAGCGCCACCCGTCACGGCCGATGTCGACCAGGGTGCTGATGCCGTTCGCGGTGCGGCGGTAGCGCCGCATCAGCAGCGCGCGGCCGTCCTCGCCGGTCACCCACACCCAGCGGATATCGTCGGCCTTGACGATCGCCGCGGCGATCCGGTCGATCGCGACACCGGCAGCGCCGCCAGGTAGGCGCACTTGGCCGCCCGGCGCGATGAACCAGCCGCGGCCGACCGACAGCGGCCAGCCTTCCTTGTCCTCCCAGATCGCCTCTTTCCCGGCCGCGATGCCGAACGCCTTCAGGAAGCGGTCGATCAGCGCCTGCTGCGCGCCGCTCGGCTGGGCGGCGGCGCCGACATCCTCCGGTCCTCCATTTCGATCGTCGCCGAAGCTCTCGGGCAGAGGGGCCGGCGCCAGGCCGCGCAGATATTCCTTCCCGACATTGTAATCCCAGCCCTTGCCCAGGCCCTTCTCGATCATCCCTGTCTCGCCCGTGCGGCTGTTGGTCCAGGGCACCAGGTCATTGGCGGGCGGCGGCTTCGCATCGACGGTCACGCCCATGCGATCGAGCATGCGTTGCGAGCGGGCGACGACATCGCACCGGCATTCCCAGTCGCAGGGCGGCGTGTGCGTGTCCCACCAGGGATGATCGACGGGCAGGCGGACGCCATCCCAGTCGTGATGCTCGGGCCGCTCTCGCCCGTCCATGACGGACGAATATTCCAGGAAGGGAAAGGCCTTCTTGGTGCGCTGGATGCGCTCCCACTTGCCAGCGGCATAGGCGGTGCGGACATTCGCGCGAAAAATGGTCTTCAGCCGGCGCGGGCTGCCGAGCTGGACCAGCTCGTGCTGGCCCGTCTTCGGGTCCAGCATCGTCTTCCTGCCCCACCAGCCCTTGGCCTCCAGCTTCGGCCGCAGTTCTTTCTTGAAGGTCTCCAGCGTGATGCCTTCGCGGATCGCCTTGTCCACCGCCTCGCGGATGTCCTCCAGCACGTCGCGCGACATCGCCTTGGCGACGGTGAACCAACGGGCATGCTCCTCCCGGAAGACGTCCTGCCAGCTGAAGCCGATGCGAAAGCCCTTGGCCCGGAAAAAGGCGATCGCCTCTTCCGGCAGGACATTGGCCGGGGGCAGTTCCTCGGGGCCGCTCACCAGGGCGACCTGTAGCTGCCGTCGATGATCCGGCGCAGCAGGGCGCGGGCGGTGATGTCGGTACCGCCCGCCGCCCATAGATCGTCCAGAGCCCACTCGACCGTCTCGGGATCGCTGGCCGCCACCGCCTGGGCACGGAGCGCGTCCCAGGTCGCCAGCCGCCGGTCCATGGCGACGGCCTCATTCGTGCGGATCTCCAACGAGAGCGTCATCCGCCCGATGATCAGCCGCCAGTTGTTGGAGACGACCGTCGCGCGATCCATCGTGGTTGCATGGGACTTGAAGAAGCGCATCAGCTGGGCTCCGCCCCCAGAGCTTGCCGCGCGGCCTCGATCTCGATCACGGCGCGCCTCACTTCCTCGGCCATGATCGAAAAGATAGACGGCTTGTCGCGCGGCGCGATGGCACAGTGGACGCGCATCAGGTCTTCCGCGATCGTCGCCTCTATTGCTGGCGTGCGCCGCTCGACGCCTCCCACCGGCAGCGTCCAGCTTTCGATGGTCAGCGCATCCATGGCCTCGGCCAGGTGGGCGAGTGCGTCGCCAACACGAGGCGCGCTCACTCTCCCGGCTTCCCGATCAGCCCCGCGATCCTGGCGGCGAAGCCGGCGCGCTCGCCGAGCTGCGCGATCGCAGCGACGTCCATGTCCATGATCACGTCGCCGACGCGGGTGGCGAGCAGCTCGCGAACCTCCTCCAGGCTGGCGGCCTGATCCAGCAGCTCGTCGATCGGCGCCAGCACGGCGTCCATATCGGGCTCCCAGCTGCCGAGCATGTCGTCCACCAGGCCGTCGATCGCGTCCGGCTTCCTTTCCTGCGCGGCGGCGGCGACGTCCTGCTTCCGACTGGCCTCTGAGGGCGTTTTAAGAGGGCCTAAGAGGGCGCGTGGCGAATTTTTCGGTGCCAGCGGACCTTCGGGGTCCTCCTGCCCTTCCTGCGGCGAATTTTGGGCAGGCGCGACCAGCAGGGGTTCGCCGGGTTTCGGCTCGGGGATGCCGGTGCGTTCGCGCCAGGTCGAGACGGCGATCGGCACGCCCATGCGAACGCCGCGCTCGGTCGCGTCCAGGAACTCCTTCACGTCGACCGCGTCGGGCCTGCCGATGATGATCTGTGGATAGCGCCTGCGCGGGCCACGGTTGAGCAGGACCATCGGCATAGCCAGGTCGCGGGTCAATGTGGCGCTCAGCTCCACCGCGTCGGCGTCGGCGATATCGTCGCGTACATCGCCGTGCAGGTTCGCCTGGCCGGAGCCGAGGCCGCCGGCCTTGGCGTCGGAGCTGCTCGTCTGGCCCAGCACGACCTTGCTGACCGCATCGTCGATGTAGGTCAGCATCCCCTTGAACATATCGGGGTTGGCCGCGGCGCCACCGCTCTGGATGAATTCGATGACCATCGACTGCGGGATGACGGCGCCGGCATCCGACCCGATCTGCCCGACCGCCTGGGCCAACAGACGAATATCGTCCTCGCTGGTGCCGTTCTGATATTTGCCGACGCGAAGCGGCAGGCCATAGACCTCCAGGAAGGTCATCCAGTCCTTCAGTGTGAAGTTCGCGAAGAGATAATACCAGGCAACAACGCGGATCAGGCCGCCGCGGATCGGCAGGCCCGACTTGGCGGACGTCTGATGCACGATGAACTTGTAGGGCGGCAGCGGAGCCGGCTCGCCGCTATGGCCATCGATGCCGCCGCGCAGCAGCAGCTGCTCTCCCGTCACGCGGTCATATTCGAAGAAGCGCGGATCGCGTCGCTTCAGCGCGTCGGGCAGCCACTGCTCTCCGGTGTCCCAGATGATCTCGGTCGCGCTGACCCCCTTGCCCAGCGCATCGAGTATCTCGATCAGCTCGGCCTGCAGCGTCAGCCGCTTCGTCCAGTCGCGCACCAGGGCGGCGTCGCCCTGTTCTTCCTCGCTCTCCCCGGCCGCCTCCACGCGGACGGGCAGCTGCGCCACCGCCCGCTTCCGCACGCCCAGCACGCCGTTGTAGTGCGGATATTTCTCCTCGACCTCCTCGGCCAGCTCGTGTTGCGCGGTGGCATCGCCCTCCTCGGCCGCGCGCAGCAGCCCGCCGAGCTTCGCGGGATTTAGCCCCTGCGCCGGATGGCCGGACCAGATGTTGCGCACGCCCGACATCGTCGGCCCGCCGATCTCGCGCGTCAGCGTCTCGACGGCGGCGCGCAGCGGGCGCCCGCGCGTGTCGACCAAGGGGGAAGGGACGAGGTCGTTAGCCATGCGTGGATCTCCGAAACATCACCAGGCGCCTTTCTGAAAGCGCCCCTGCGCCTGCGATCGCGCGCGCTCCGCCATGCCGCGCGGCGTGTCGTCACCGCCGCCATGCGCGGCATCCCAGCTCGTCTTGGGCACCGATTGGTAGCGGATCATCTGCGCTTCCACGCCGAGCGCGCGCCACATCAGCGCCGCCGCCCAGAAGCGGTCGGCGTGAATGGTGCCGTCGTTGACGATCCGGACGGAGCCGCTTTCCTCGCTGCCCACACGCTTGATCGCCATCAGGTCGGCGCGAAGCTTCGGGTCGCCGGCCGGGATACGGATGCGGCCGACCTGGAAGGCGGTGGCGAGGCCGAGCGCAAGGTCCAGCCTGTTGGGGCCGGTCAGCAGCACGCCTTCCACCCGATAGGTGCCGTGCAGCGCCTGCAGGTCCTCGACCACCTTCTCGCCCATGCCGGTCTGGTCGATGCAGGCGCGCAGGACGCGGCGATCGGCAAAGCGCGCGTTGAACCAGGCATCCTGGTGCGCGAAGGTCTGGCCCACCTCGTCATAGACGTCGCGAACCCAGGCGACATCGCCGACCAGCTCGGCCCCCCATTGTATCTGGCCGTCCCGGCGCCGCGCCACGTCGCGGCCGAGGCCATAGAGACCGCCCATGTAGAACTGGCCGTCGCCGGCCTCGGCATGCTCGGCGCGGATGATGTCCTCGATCGAGATCAGCGAGCCTGATCCGACCTTGGGAATGCAGTCCAGCTCCTCGGCCGCATCGTCGCCATAGGAGGCGCGGATATTGGCTTCCCATTCCTCCTTCGGCTCGATCGGGACGCCCTTGGCCTTGGCGACCAGGGCGACGCGCTCATAGAGCCCGTCCGCCATCGCCTGGGCGAAGGTGATCGTCATCACCTTTCCGCGCCGGGTTCCGGACTGAACTTCGCCGATCAGCTTGTTGAAGGGGTTGCCGATCCCGTCATGGGTGGACACGACGATGACCTGGCCGCCCCAGATCAGCAGCGCCATGGCCGACTTCAGCACCTCGTCCACATTCTTGTGGAACGCCGCTTCGTCGATGATGACGATGCCCTGCTTGCCGCGCAGTGCGCGCGGGACGCTGGGCAGCGCCGTGATGCGGAACCCGCTGGCGAAGCGGATCGAGAAAGCCTTGATGCCCTCGTTGGGGCCATCGTCCAGGACGATCTCGCCCTGGTCCACGACCGCGCAGTTGAAGGCACGCGCCCACATGGCGCACACCTCGATAAACTCCAGGGTCATGTCCTTGTCATAACCCATGTACCAGACGTTCTGGCCGCCGGCCGCCATCGACGCCGCCGCGCGCAGCACGGCATGGGACGCGAGTCCCCAGGTCAGGCCGATACGCCGGCTCTTCTCGATGACCAGGAGCGAGACGCCGGTCATCAGCAGTGCGTCGGTGCGCGCCTGGTAGCCCAGCAGGACGCCGCCCTTGGGCAGCCGCACGATCACGGACTCCGCCGCCGCGCGATCGGCGGCCCGCTCGCGCCTGGCGATTTCCTCCGGTGGCAGCTTCATGCGCCCAGCACCGCCGTCGTGATCGCTTCGCGGATCGCGGCGACGCCGTCCTTCGAAAGCCCCTGCGCCCGCGCGGCGGTGACCGCCCGCTCGGCCGCTTCTGCCGTAGCCTTCGCGGCGGCTTCCTTGCGGATGCGGAAGACGTTGTCGGTGTTGGTCTTCTTGGCGCTGGCCAGAGACTGCAGCGACTGGGACAGGAATCGCACATCCTCGGGGCCGAACATCACCGGCTGCCCGTCGCCATCGTCATTGGTTGCGGTCGTCAGGCGCAGGATCATGGAGTGCATCAGCTCGATGTTGAGGTCGGCGACGCGATCCTCCGGCGCATCGCCGACCTGGGCGACGAGGGCCTGGGCGACCTCGCGGCTGTGGCGCAGCTGCGCGCCGATCTCCTCCAGGCTCTTGACGTGCCGGCCCAGCGCCGACCGGGACACGTCGCCCTGGCCCAGCTGCAGCAGCTTCTTGCGGATCTCGTCGATCGTCCAGCCGTGGTCGATCCGCAGCTTGCCGATAAGGTCCTTGATCTCTGGGTCGAGCCTGTCGATCGACGACGGCCGACGGCGACGGGGCGGCGGCATCGCCTTACCCCTTCGGGCTGGGGCGCTGGATGCCGGGGATGGTCGACCGACCGGCCGCCAGGTCGCCGCCTCGCTCGGTCAGGGTCGCGACGATCACGCCATCCATGGGCGTGATCAGCGTCACCGCGCCGACCTCCTGCAGCCAGGACAGGTGCGCGCGCATCTGCGACCTGGTGCAGCTCAGCCCGAGCGACTCGACTGCCGTGGTCAGCACGCTGTCATTGGCCGAATAGGTCGGCTGACTGGATAGCAGGCGCAGCACCGACAGCCTTACATGGCCGTCATAGACGTTTGAAAACTCGCTCATCAGCGGCCTCCCAGCCCCTTCTCAATCAGGTAGTTCATGATGATCGACAGATTGCCTTCGACGCGGGTCATCGCTTCACCCCGAGCCTGGTGCTTCACCTCGATCAGCTCCTTGAGGGCGTTGATGTCCTCGCGGGTGACGCTCTCGCGCTCGACCTGGTCGACCTTGTTGCCCACCTCCTTCACCTCGCTCTTGAGATCGGCGACGGTGCTGCCAAGGCTAGCGACCTTGCTCGCCACCGCGCGCAACTCGGTCTCCAGCTTGCGGGTGGAGACCGGATTGGCCTGTCCGCCCTTGCGCGCCTGCACGAAGCCGACGAAGACGATGCCGCCGATGATCGTGGCAATGATGACCCACTCGAAAATGCTAGACATCGCTGCCCCCCTTGATGGTGAAGACGGCGGCGACCCGTCCGAAGAAAGCGCGTGCCTGCTCGCCGATGACTTCGAGCACCGACAGGATCGAGAAGCTGAGCCCGATCGCCATCACGAAGGTGAAGAGGATTCCCGGCCGCCGCTCGACCACCCAGGCGAGCAGCAGCAGAGCGGTCAGCGCGGTGACGCACGCCGTCTGCCAGACGTTGAGCGGCACCGGCCCCTTGGGCGCGATCGGGCGCGCCAGGACGACGCCCAGCACCGCCAGGATCGCCGACACGACCGGCACGTCGATGCCCAGCATTGCGACATGCACGATGGCCTGGCCGGTCGGCGCCTGCGCGTCGTGCACCCCGGCCGCGACCGCAGCCGACGACCAGACCGGCATGAAAAGGGCGGGCGGAATCGCGAGGCGCATCAGCTCACCCTCACAGCTTCGATGTAATCGGCGTCGGGCGTCACGAGCGTGCCGCGGATGACCTTCAGCAATCCCTGGCTTCCGCCCTTGATGATCCAGCCTGGCTTGGCGGGATCGATCGAGAATGTATCGGCGAAGGCCAGCGGCGCACTGTCGCTGCGTAGCAAGTCGGTGACAGGCAGGTGGCCGCGCGTTTTCACGCGGCCATATTCGCCCGGATAGATGTCCTCCCATGCGACGCCGGCATAGCGCGTCGCCGGATCGGTCGCGGTCATCGCGCGCACGCGCCGGTCGTCAGGGTCGTGCGCGAGTACCATCCCGCGCCGGATGACGACCGCCGAGATGTTCTTCAGGTCCGCCTCCTCGTCGATCATCCGGGGGCGGTACAATTCGCCGGGCGCGAACAGCGTCGCGGTCGCGAAGCTGCCGATCGCTGCGTTGATCGTGGCGAGGATGGTGCTGTTGCTGACGTTGGTCATGTCGGTGGAAAAGACCGCCGTCGCCGACGCGGCGCCCACCGCCACGGTCAGGGACTTGGCATCGGTCGAACAGTCTCCCAGCAATTCCCCCATGGAGCTGTTGGCCGGGCCGGTGCCCGCGGTCGCGTTGCCGCTCACCTCCTGGTCGCCATAAGCGAAGGCGGCGGCCCCGCCGGCCGCGGCGCGCCCGTGAACGACCGCCCCCAGCAGCAGGTCGGCGGCGGCCCCCGAAAAGGTGAAGCCTTCGCCCGCTGCCGTCGACAGGCTGTCAAAACGCAGGGCGCGACCGAAGTCCGATACGGTGAAGATGGCGGGCGTGTTGGAATTGCCGTGGATGCCGATCTCGGCATCGCCCGACAGCTGCTGATCCGGCGCGTTCTGAAACCACTTGTTCGCGAGGTAACGAATGTCGCCGTTGAGTGTGCAGCCCTGGATCAGCAGCGGACAGGAGAGCATGGCGCCATAAGGTTCGACGATGACCGCGTAGCCCTGGTCTGCCGTATCGTTGCGGGCCGTAATCGTGCTGTTGAGCAGGCGCACGACCACCGGCTTCGTGTGGCCGCCATTGGTGTGGTAGAGAAAGCCAGCGTAGAAGCCGATCAGCTCGCTGTTGGTCACGTCCATGCGCGATCCCGACGATGATCCGAAGCCGATCGCGCAGGTCGATTTCCAGATAGCGCCAGGGTCGCCGCCATGGGCGGCCTGCCAGGCGCGCGCGCCTTCGTTGCCAAGATGCTCCAGAAGGCAATCGTCGAAGATCTGCTGGCTGTCCCGGATAGCGGTCCCACTGTCGCTATGCACGACGTAGCGCGCGTTGCGGCACTGCATCTTGATGGACCGGAAGATGACCGGGCGATCCGCCTGAAACACCGAGTTGGCCTCGATGTCGCTCGGGTCCGCGTCATCCGGCTGAAGCAGTTGAAGCGTCGTGCGCTCCCGACCCTTGCCGTAAAGCACCACGTAGGGCGGTAATTCATAATTTGGCGTGATGTCCCACACCCCCGCCCCGATCCGCACCAGCAGCCAGTCCGTCGGCGACAGGGTCTTTACGGACTCGACCGCCGCTTCGATGGTTGTGAAATCGCCGCTACCGTCCTTTTCAACCGTCACGACGAAGGGATAGTCGTAGTGCGGGTCGAATAGCTGCAGCGCCTTTTCCGCCGCTTTCAGCCGCGTGTGATTGAAACCCCAGCAAAGGTTTTCGGCATGGGTGACGTCATCGTCGTCGATGAAGAACTGGGTATCGATCCACTCGTACCACATTTCTTCGGACACGTTGCTGCTGCTCGACAGCTGCACATAGGGCTGCATCCGGACGTCGCCGGCCTGATGCGTCCATTCGAAAATGCAGAGGCGGTAATCGGTCCCCAGCCGTACGGTCCTGACCCGCTCGTCTGTCGGTCGACGCGGTCCCCCCGTGGTCAGGACTTGCGTGACCTGTGTCAGGGTGCGCGCGAAATTGGGCGACGTCCTGATCAGGCCGGCGGCCTTGATCTTCTTGCCGACCAGGTTGACCTGACTGTCAAGGTCGAGTGACCGCTGGACCTGGGTGAAGGCTGTCGCTCCGGATTTGCCGGGCGGCACGGTGACGCCGATCTGGCGGCCGCGGGCGTCAAGCCGGCGGATCGCATCGCCGCCTTGCGACGAGGCATAGACATAGTCCAGATCCTGGCCGGTGGCGACGTCGCGAACCGCCGCCTGCCGCACATACTCGGCTTGGATCAGGTCATTGTATCGGGCCGGCGACATCGCCGCGGTCGCGACGATGCGAAATTCCAGGCGCTTCAGTTCGAAGGACCGGTTGAGCGTGTCGCTCTCGCTGTCGTTGTGGGACAGGAGCACATCCAGCCGGCGCACGTCATAGGCCGGCAACTTGACCCGCGCCTCGATCTGGCGGCGGCCGTTGGCATCGGTATAGGCGTTTATGAGGACCGTCGTCAGGTTCGCAGAGACGCCGCTTTCATTGACCGCCTGGACCAGCGGCAGCAATCGCCGCTGGCCCACGCCATAGTTGCTGCTGGCGGCGACCTCGAACCGGATGCCAAGCGACTGTTCTCGCAGGTCGCCGCGAATCGCCTTGGGCACGGCCCATTCCCAACGGCCGTAGCTGTTGGCGCCACTCTCATTGGCCGGGATGCTCACGCCCATGCGCCGCCCGCCGGCATCGAAGATATAGGACGCGCCATTGTCGGCTATGCCGGTGCCGACGAGGTCATCCCATTTCGGCCCGATCAGTCGATCGGTCTGGGCCATCGTCAGGCCTGCGAAGATCGCCAGTTCCGACGTCCGCTCGCCGGCACGCCGCGCGCCCGATGCGGCCAGGCGCACGTCGGCGGCAATGATCCGGAATGTCTCCGTTGCTTGCGCCGATCCGCCGCCCGACGAGCTGGCCCGCGCCCCAAAAAGCAAGGCATCGGACGGCACGGTGCCGCTCATCTCGATCGTCCGGCTTGTGCCGGACTGCACGTCGGACAGGACGGTCGTCTCGACGTCAGGCGTAGCATCCGTTTCCGTCACGGCGCGCAGGTTGGGCGTGATCTCGCGCCCATAGCCTGCGGTGGTGACAGCGAGCAGGCGCACGATCACCTCGCGCCCGCGCGCCCAAGGCGGCACTTCCCATCGCGGCTCGGTCTGAGACTGCAGGCCGTTGTAACCCGCCGGGATCGACCAGCCCATGATCCGCCCCATGGGGTCGGTGATCGCCGTTGCGCCGCCATTGGCTTGGCCGACCACGGGTGATGTGTCGGACAGGATGGAAACGCTGGTGGTCTTGTCGTCCACCGACTTTGTCGAGGGAAAGCTGAAGACGGGTGTCGCGGTCGTTCCATCGTTGCGATAGGCGGTCGCCTCCTGCGAGGCCGGTCCCAGCGCCTTGAAGATCGTTCCAGGGGTCGTGGCGAGTCGGCCAAGTTCGGCGGTCTCGAAAATCGGATCGTTCGCGAGTGCGACGTCGCGGGCCAGGCGCGCATCGTCGGCGATCGCATCGACATCGCCGATCATCCCGTCGACACGCTCGTTGAGGTTCCGCACCTGGACGGCCCGCGTTACGATTTCGGCGCCGAGCTGGCTGGCGACCGCGTCGGTACGGCGCACGCTGCCTTCGACAGCCTGGTTTACCGCCTGCTGCGCCGCCTCGTCGCCCGCCGCACGCTCGCCGGCCACGTTGTCGACGGCGTTCGCGGCCTGTTGGGCGTTGCTATCGACCGCCTGAGTGAGCTGGTCGATCCGCGCCTCCAGGGCGGCGAGGCGCTCGGCCAGCGCTGGGTCGGTAGTAGGACCTCCGAACATCGTCACGGGCAGCTCACCTCCATGCCACGATCGCGATGCCAGCGGCACGCGCGCGCGAGCGCGTCGCGGCAGCTGCGCCCGGCGAGCAGCGCGTCGCGATCGAAGGCGAGGCCGGCGCGGTCGAACGCCGCCCAGGCCGCATCATCGGCGCCAACCGCGGGCAGCTCCGGCGCGGCGGGCTCGGGCAGGCAGGCCAGGTCATCGGCAGGCGGGTGTGACGTCACCACGGGCGCGGGCCTGCTGCTGCAGGCGGACGCAAGAATAATAGGCGCGGCGAGCAGCCAGCGGGTCCACGGTCGCGTCCACTTCATTGTCGGTGATCCTTTCGAGGGCATCGGCCTCGGCCTCCAGCCGGGCGTCGTCGGCGCGGCGCTGGGTGGCTGCCTTGGCATCGGCGGCGCGGTCGGCCTGGGCGGTGGCGGCGGCCTGGCCCGTTTCGTGGCGGCGAATGACGGCCCGGTCGTAGAGCGCCTTGCCCAGCCACAGCAGCAGGATCGCCGCGATGATCAGCAGCCCGACGGCGAGCTGACGGGCGCGGCGCTGGGGCAGGCCGGCCGACATGAACCAGGCGGCGATCGCGCCGATCATGCGTCGCGCCCCAGCTGCTCGGCGCGGTTCAGCCAGCCGTTGAGAAAGCGCCTTTGCGACGGGTCGGCGGCGACGATCGCGCGATATCGCGCCTTGGCCGCCGCGCGATAGGCGATGATGACGGCCGGCATGCGCGCGGCCGGACGGGCGATCACCGTGTCGAGCGCCGCCCGCGTCTTCTCGCCCAGGTCGCCGTCGACCTTCAGCGGCGGCAGGGCGATCCGGTACTTGCCGAGGCACGCGTTGAGCGCCTGCTGCAGCAGCTTCTTCGCCGAGACCAGGCCGCCGTTGACGCCCTGGTCGAACAGCATTTCGCCGACCGGGCGCGGGAAGCTGTCGGCGTCGAGCCGCAGCCAGAAGCAGCGATGGAAGAGGAATTTCGCGTCGCCAGGGGTCAGCAGGCGAACGTCCACGCCGTCGATGTCGCCGTCCATGTCCAGGTCGAAATCGGCGCGGCCGTCGCCGTCCAGGTCGACCTTGCCTTCCGCGACCAGGAAGCGGAGCGAGATGCCGAATTTCGTGGTGCCGCCGCGATCGACCGGATCGTCGACCAGGCCGCCCTCGATGCCGAGCACCGCCTTTGCCGCCGCCGCATAGCGAGGGCTCCAGCCCTCGGCGATGATGTCCTGATTTTCCCCGCTCATGGGGGAAGCTATGGCCCCGACGCAGCGGATCGCTGACCTCAACTGGTTGAGGGCGAAGGCCTACCTGATCCGGGTGTTGAACAGGTCCAGCTGGCCGCCCCGCTCCTCGGCGAGGATTTTATAGACCCCGGCCTCCGTATAGTCGGTCGCCAGCGCGATCTCCTGCACGGTCATCTCCGTCGTCCGGCGCAGCTCCAGGACCCGCTCCCGACGCGACAGCCCCTTGGGTAGCGCAAGGACGGTGCGATGGAAATGGTCTGCGATCTTCGCGGCGCTTTCAGGCCCGACGGCGACGGCGATCGGATGATGTGCGCCGATCGTCGCCGGCACGTAGAGGCGGGTCCCGCCCAGCGCACGGCAGAGCTTCTCCGTCGCCTCGACGCCGATCACGTCGGCGACGGCCTGGAAAATATCCGATCCGTGGTAGGAGCCGGGGCCGCGCATGTCAGAAGCACAGCCCCAGCAGCAGGCCCGCGACGAAGGCGAGCAGGCAGAGAGGCAGGGACGGGCCACGCCGCCGCGGCGTCGACTGGACCAGCGGCAGCGATTCCCAGGCGAGATGCTTGTGCGCCTGCCGGCCCGTGAAGACGCGCCGGCTCATGGCTTCACCTCGTCAAAGGCTTCCGCGCCGCCCTTCCTGCGGAGCAGCTTCCCCAAGCCGTGGGCGATCCGGTCATATTCCTCCGTCTCGAAGCGCGCCTGGTCCGGATCGCCAAGCCGGCAAAGCTCCCAGGCGGCCTTGCCCAGCGCCCAGTGGGTCGGCGCCAGGCCGGCCCGCTTCAGCTTGAAGAGGATCGCCTCGCACAGCCGGCCCTTCAGCGCGTGGACATGGTGCACCTTGGCCAGGCCGGCGAGCGACTGGTCCCAGCCGTGTCGCTCGGCCATCGCCTTCAGCCCCTCGACCAGCCGGTCGCCCTGCGACTGGTTGGCCCACTGGAACCGCTCGCATCCCATTTGACGGCGGGCGAAGGCCTCCAGCGCCGGTTCGGACGTCTCCCGCACCGCGCAGAGCAGGCCGAGCGAGATCCACATCGCCCGTGCCTTGCGCGCCAGCGGATGGTCGGCGCGGGCGGTCCCGCGCTTGCCGGGCACGGGCTTCGCCGTGGCGCGGAAGCCCAGGCGGGTGAATTCCTGCACCAGCGCCTCCAGCTGGGCGACATCGCAATCGGCGGCGCTGATCCGGCCAGTCACGCGGTGCATGACCGCGCGGTAGCTGTCCTCGTCCAGGCCGAGCTGCTTGGGCGCGATATGCACCTTCGCGATCAGGGCGCGACGCTTGGTATCGGGCGCGAATCGCGCGGGGGCGGAAGTGCGTGCGGCGGCAGCCATCTCAATCCTCCTCGAGGTCGCGAAAATGCTGGAGCAGCCGGTCGGTCAGGCACCGGAAGGCGGGATCGCTCTGGCGCAGCTCCTTGGCGCGGCGGCGGGCGTTGTAGATGGACGAATGATCCCGTCCGCCGAAGGCCCGCCCGATCATCGGGACAGAGCCGCACCGCAGCTCCATCGCCAGCCACACGGCCGCCGCGCGTGGCCGGAAGTGCTCGTAGCGGCGGCTCGGGCCGAGAATGTCGGCGCGCCGCACGCCGGTCTGGAACGCGACCTCGCCGATGATCTCGGCGACGCGACGACCCGGCGCGAAGGCGGGCACCGGCGCCGCCAGCTGCGCGACCATCAGGTTGAGCGCCGAGCGCACGGCCATGTCCACCGCGCTCATCGCCCGGCTCCCAGGCCGAGCGTGCCGCCGACCAGGGCGACAATGACGACCAGCGCCTGGACCAGGCTGATGGCGAGCATGACGCGCTCGCCCCGCCCGATCGGCTCGCCGCTGATCGGGTTGGTCAGCAGGGCATGCAGCCCCTTCGCGATCAGCCGGCGCATCAGCGCAGCACCCGGATTTCGCGGTCCTCGACCGCCCAGCGCACATGCGCCAGCTCCAGCTTTCCGCCGTCCTCCGACGCGGCCATGCTGGCGTTCTCGATGATCTGCCGGATTTCGCGCAGCGCGCCGGAGCCGGGCATCAGCGCCACGTCCATCAGCAGCTTGCGGATGCCAGGGTCGAACAGTTTCCAGGCGTCGCAGAAGGCGGTGACATCGCCTTCCTCCGGCCGGTCCTGCACGATGCGCTTGGAAATGCGGCTGTTGAGCCGCGCCAGCGCATCGCGCTCCCGCCCGGTCGTCAGCCGGCGGATCAGCTCGACATTGCCCAGCAGGCAGATGCCGAGCCCCGTGCTGTCGCTCCAGGCGCGCAGCTGCTCCAGCGCCTCGATCGTGAGGTGGTTCGCCTCGTCGACGATCAACAGCGCGCGCTTCTTGCGCAGGAAGCGGACGATCTCCGCGCTGATGATCGAGGGCCAGTTGCGCGGGCTGCCGACGCCGATCGCGACCTCGACCTGGCGGATCATGGGACCCATCTTCGCCGACACGGCGTCGCTGGTGATCATGTAGGCCGGGCTGACCCGGCCGAGGAAATCCTCCGCCGTCTTGGTCTTCCCCAGGCCTGGGCTGAAGCCCCCGGCCGTGATGCGGCCCGTCGCGGCGATCGCCAGCAGCTCCTGGATGCGAAGCGCTGTCGGCGTGTCGAAATAGCCGGGATCGGTGGGGATGCCCTCCAGCTTTTCCTCGCGGCTCTGCTCCGCCTGGCGAAACTTGAAGATCGTCTGCGCGATGTCGTCGTTGCGGCCAGCATAGGTGCCCTTGCAGAAGGGCTGGAGCGTCCCTCCGGGTATGCCCACCAGGTCGCCGAATTCGCGCCAGGACAGCTTCTTCATCGACTTGTAGCCGTTCGCCCAGTCGCGCATCGCCGCGACGTCGACGGGCAGGGTCTCCACATGGATCATGGGTCTTGTCCTCCTATTTCTCGATCAGGCGCAGCGCGGCGCGGCCGGCGAGCTGGTCGAATTTGCGGGCTTCAACGGCCCCCTGAGAGGGCTTTGAAAGGGCTTTGAGAGCGGCGTTGCCGCGGAACCGCGTGGGCCGGACGACGGCGGGTTCCGGCACTACCGTCGCCTCAGTCTCGATGCGCATCCGGGCGGCGATCTCGTCGGCCGACAGCAGCTGCTCGATGTCGCGCGCCTTGCGCACGGTCTTCTTCAGGTCGGCGCGCAGCTTCGCGCTGCGCCTGGCGGCGGCCATGTCGTCGAAGCGGGAGGCCTCCCAGCGCGCGGCCGTGCACAGGAAATTGCCGGCATTGTCGTACACATGGACCGGCAGGCTGAGGTCGTCGGGATCGAAGCGGACGGTCAGCAGCTGCCCGGCATGGCGGCTCAGCGCCTCCGTCCAGTAGCGATTGTCGGCGATCTGGACGAAGCCCGACTTGCGCTCGGCCCTGATCTGCTCGCCCGTCAGCAGGGCGAGGCGCATGTGATCGGCCGTCGCCTTGCCGACCTGCGACACGGCATAGCTCTTCGCGAAGGTCTCGGCGAAGCTGCCGCCCCGCGTCGTTTCCGTCTGCCGGCCCGTGCGCTCATTGTGGATGCGCATGCCCTGCTCGACGATTTCCAGGAACAGGGCGAGCGGCACCGCCTTCTCGCGGTAATTTTCCGGCTTGTTGTCGACATGGTTGCCCGACCAGGCACCCGCGCAGCGCGGGTCCTTCGCGATCATGTCGGCGACGTCGCGCCAGGCGCGCTCGATCGGCTTGGACTGGCCGGAATAGGGCTGGGTCCAGCTGATGCCGATGCCGAGCGAGGGCAGCAGCCCCAGCGGCTCTTCCTCGCGGACCTTGAACCGGAAGCGGTTGAGGACGCCGCCGGATATCCACTTGGAGGCGAAGGCGCGGCCATTGTCCATGGTGCAGCGCTTGGGAATGCCCCAGCGCTTGAACAGGTCGGCGAAGGCCAGGCGGGTGAGCAGCGCGCTTTCCGTATCGCCCACGCGCCAGGCCAGCATCATGCGGCTGTAGATGTCCTGGATGCCGACCATGATCGGCCGCTCGATCACGTCCCGGCCGTTCGCGTCCTTGCCGAAATTGACGAAGACGTCGAACTTGTGGCCGTCGATGTCGACATGCTCCATCGCGTGCAGGTGGGCGACGGTGCGCTGCTGCGCCGGGACCATCGCCTTGACCGCGTCCATCCCCCTGCGCAGCGCGATGACCAGGCGGGGATCGACCTCCCGCTCCAGCTTGCGCAGCATCGTCTTTTCGCAGGGCAGGGTGATCCCGCGCGGTGCGGCATAGAGGTGGACGGTGCGCCAGTAGCAGCTGCTGAAGGTGGGGCGCTCGGGCCGCAGATAATCGGACTTCAGGAATTCCCAAGCGCCCGCATCGACCTCCGCCTCCTTGCCGCCGCCCTTGCGACGCGGCGCCAGCGCGGGCAGGCGATCGTGGCCCGGCACGCCCTTCACCTGGACCAGCCAGTTGTAGATCGTGCCGGCCGTGACCTTGTGCTGGCGTGCGGCGGCGTTGACGGCGGCGGTGCGCGGCATGCCGGTCGCCGCCAGGGCCTCGACCATGTCGATGATCGCCGCGCGGCGCTGGGCTTCCGCCTTCACCTTGTCGCTCTGCATCTCGTACCACGCCCAGCCATGGGCCTGCCGCGCGATCGACACGGCGTCCTCGTCATTGGCCGGAAGCCACGCGATTCCCCGCTTCACCAGCTCGGCCTTGGCCGCGTCGGGCAGCAGCTGCAGATGATATTCCAGCCCGCCGCCGCGTCCCTTGCGCGGGCGGGCCATCGGCACACCGTTCCCGTCGACGCGCAGTGCCCAGTTTTCCCTGTCCGCCCGCTCGTTGACCTTGCGCTTGCTGCCCGGCAAGCCCGGCAGTCCAAGCTCTGCCAGCTCGGCCGCCGTGAACCAGTTGCGCCCACCCCCCGTCTCGATCATTTGCGGCGATTCCTCTTGATGGTGGGGTGAAGGCGCTGCAGCGATTTCAGCCTCTGCTGAAGCTCGGCGATCTCGCTGGAGATGTGGCCGACCTCGGCCGCATAGATTTCGTCACCGACCAGCAGCGACGCGCCGATCGCGCGCAGCTCGCGGTCCAGCAGGTCGAAGCGGTTGGTGACCGCGACCAGGGCGAGCATGCGGGCGAAGCTGATATTATATTCGGCCTTGCCGGGGCTGGCGTAGTGGTTGAGCATGTGGGCGCTGATCTCATCGGCCAGCAGCACGGTCATCTCGGCCGCGATCACGGTGCGGTCCCGATCGTCATGCTTCAGGATTTCCGCCACCGTCCGCGCGATTCGCGCGTCCATGCCCGCAAGCTCCGCCGGCAACGTCGCCGGCTTGGGCGCGTCGAAGGTGAAGGCGAACTGGTCGGCAGGGGCGCGGGTCTTAGGCATCGGCCCCCTCGGCACACCGGAACGGGAAGCCCGCCCGGTCGGTCTCATAAAAGGTGTTGACGATGGCCTTGTCGTCTTCGAACGATCCGCCGATGACCAGCGTCACGGCCCAGCCGGTAGGCGGGCCGAACCGCTCCAGCAGCCAGAATATGGCGGGCGTGCCCGGCGCATAGATGCGCTCGACGCCGTCCGCGCCCTCGCCCATTGTCGCCTCGTGCATGATCAGGGCATCGCCGCGCCGTAGCTGGGCGATCTCCCTCCGCGACATCGGCCGCAGCATGCTGTCGTCGCGCTGGGCGTTCAGCCATTCCATGACGCGCGAGGCCATGTCGGGCGTGATCTCCAGCGGAGCGGCCTTGATATTCGATCCCTCGGCCATCCTCAGTCCCTCATCATCCACGGCGATTCCCAGCGGGCGAAGTCGCCCTGCTGCTGCGTTGGGTCGGTCATCATGTCGGCGGTGCGCTCGGCGACCTCGGCCTGCGCGCGATGGCGCAGCGCGGCCCGCGCCTCGGCCTTGCGACGGCGCAGCTCCAGGATGGTGCAGCCCGCCTCCATCGCCTCGACGAATTCCTGGCGAGCGCGGGCGAAGCGTTCTGCGTCGGTTGCCGGGGGCGCCATCATGCCGCCTCCCGCCCGTATCCGCGCGGCGTAGAGGGCCGCAGCATCAGCTCCCAGCCCTGGAATTCGCCGGTGCGGAACCGCGCGAGGGGCAGGCAGAGCCGCAGGTCGGCGCGATCGTCGGCGGTGCCATGCTGGCGGATGCGGACGCAGTCGGCATGCCAGGCGTGCCAGCCCGACCAGCCGAAACTGATGCCGTTGGCCTCCCGCTCCGCGTCAAGGTCCGCGTCACGGATTGCTGCGGCGATATCGGCGATGATCGTCATGCGGCGGCCCTTTCCTCCAGGGGTGGAAGCACGCCCACGCGCATGAGGTCGAAGGCGCGATCGGCGACCTTCTGCTCGGCGCTGCGGGGCGGAATGAGGCGGATGATGGTGTCCGGCTTGGGAATATGCCGGTCCCACACATACCAAGCGTAATCGGTGATCCCACGCCGCCAGGCGGTGGGCTTGCCGGTCCTGGGATCGCGGTCATGCAGCGCCGTGCCGGGCGGCATCGACGGGCGGTCGCAGAACTCCAGTATCTCGGCGGGCGGGAAGCGTTGGAAGAAGTCGAAACGCTTCTCTCTCACGCGCCAGCCGATCGGCAGCAGCGCGCACACCTTGCCGGATGCCAGCGACAGCGCCTGCCGCACGAAGCGATCGGCTATGTCGGGCTTGCAGCCATAGGGCGGGTTGAACACGATGCTGAGAAGCGCCCAGCGCTCCAGTATGTGCGTCTGGTCGCCGAGGAAATCGTGGGTCCCCATGAACAGGTGCGGCATGCCCAGCGTCTGCGCCGACCAGCGGTCGACCAGGTCCGTGCCGACCGCCGCGACGCCCGCCGCCGCGAACGCCTGCGGGATGGTGCCCAGGCCGCAGCACGGGTCCCACACGACATAGTCGCGGTCGAAGGCGACCATCTCCATCAGCGCGCGGGACGTCCACGTCTGCTCGACATACCAGTCCTGCGGATGCCGCTCGGGGCGCGTGGCGGCGGTCATGCCCGCGTCCATTCGATTTCATCGTCGTTGCCGACGAGGTCGCGGAGATAGTCTTCCCAAATGATCAGCTGCTCGACGGCCAGGTCGACGCCGACCTCGACATGGGGACGGTCAGCGTCGATCTCCGGCACGCGCAGGCCGACAGCGTCCCCAAAATCGTGCAGCACGGACTGCTCACGGACCTGGTCGAACAGGAATTCGATGGCATCTTGCCCCAGTGCCGTACAGACGTGGATTGCGCCGTCTGGCACCGGCTTGTCGCCGATGAACTCAATCAGCCCGCTGGCCCAGACGATCAGTTTCTGGCGATCGCTCTTCACAGCATCCGCCCCGAGAAATAGTTGAATTGCTGCGGCTGACCGCCCTCGATGTGCGGGCTGGCGAAGTCTCGCGCGTCATAGGCCACCGTCGTCATCGCCTCGGCCGATGTCGGCCGCACGGTGCGCAGGTACTCGCGGCAGTCCTGATAGGCCTGCTGGTACTCACGGTTGAGGCGATCCTGCTCCAGCCGCGGCGCGCGCGCATAGGCGGTCATCGCCGCTCGCCAGGCCGACCAGAGCCGGTCGCGCAGCGCCTTAGGCAGGCTGAAATAATGGCCCTTGCAGAACAGCTTGCCTTTGCCGATCCGCACGTCGCAGCCCTCGGCGGCGCAGTGCACATCCAGCTTGGAAAAGGTACGACGCATCATGCGGCATCTCCCCGGTTGAGATTGTCGAGCAGGCGGCGCGCAGCGCGTTCGACGGCACGCTGCGTGCCGCGGGCGTCGATCCAGCGCTGGCAATTCAGGACGTCGGCAACGTCGATCCAGCAGCCCGCGTGATCGGTCACGATTACCTGCGGCCAGTCGAGCACCGTGCGCTGCATGATGGCGCGCATCGCGCGGATGATGTCGATCGAGCGGGGGTGCGGGATCGCCTCGTGTTCCAGCCGCATCGACAGCGGCTCATAGACGATCACAAACAGCTGACCGGTCGCATCGCGCGCCAGGTCCAGATGCCATTCAGTGCGCGACATCACCGCCTCCCGATGAAAAGCTCGATCGCGAAGCGGCCCCACTGGAAGACCAGCGTCCGTCCCTCGAAATCGTCGATGGATGGATCGTCGGCGTCGTCCAGGCCGACGCTGGACGCGACGGTGATGCCGACGCGCGGCAGCCAGCTCGGCCAGCGGCGCCGCTGCGGATGGTCGCCGATGCCCAGCTTGGCGGTGATGTCCTGGCAGCTCTTGCACATGGAGATCACCGACACGCCGAACTCATGCTCCATGTCCGCCTTTGCGCTGGTCAGCTTGTTGCAGATGATGCAGGGCGCCTGTTTCACAGCATCGCCTCCCGCAGCCGCTCGATGATGTCATCGAGTGCCAAGCTCGACAGGTCGGCATGGGCATCGCACAGCGCATTGGCGGCGGCGTCGGCCTTCTCGTACCGGGGGCCTTCCTGCATGCTTTCGGGGATGCCGTCGCGATAGGCTTCTTCGTCGGAGGCGATATCGGCCACGATGTCGGCCTGCGTCTCGATCTGCTGCTGGATATCCTCCAGCATCGCGATCACGCCCTCGATCTCCTTGCGTCGGACGCGGTTCACTTCGCGCCTCCAAGCCCGAGCTTCATGGCTTGGCGGCGGCGTTCTTCGGCATAGTTTGGCGCGACCATCGGGTAATCGAGCGGCAGCGACCAACGGGCAATATACTGGCCGGGCTGGAGGCCATGGGCAGAGCGCAGATGCCGCTTCATCACCTGATGCCGCTCGCCGCATTCTAGGCAGGCGATGTGATCGGGCTTCACCGATTGGCGGATCGGCACCGCCGGTGTCGGCTTTTCCTCCGCCGGAGCGGGAGGCGGCGTTTCCGCCCCGATCCGGGCGTCCAGCGCCTCGCGCAGAGCGACGAGAGCGGCGGGCTTGAAGGTTGCGACGATATCGCCCGCGATCTGGCGCTGGTCGCCGACGGAAAGGCGGGACAGGTTCGAGATCGCGTTGTTCATGAACTTGGTCGCGCCCGTGGCCGGCGCCGGCTTCGGCGCCGACAGGCCCAGCCCCTCCAGGGCCTGCGCCAGCGTCATGTCGGGCGCTTCGATCAGCCCCTCGATGATGGCGCGTCGAGCCTCAGGCGCATAGGATGCGATCTCCCGCAGCGCCGAGGCGTTCTCCCCGACGAGCGGATGCGTGGCGAGCCCGCGCCAGAGGTCCGGAAACGGCGCGATCAGCGCGCGGTGAAGGGCGAGGTCCTTCTTGACGCTCTCGACCGACATGCCGATCGCCTCGGCGATCTCCGCCCGCCATCCATATACGCGGGTAAAGTTTACCCCCGCATGCTCGGCCTCTGCCTGGTTGAGATCATCGTCCCTCTCGACGCTGGCCGCCTTGGCCTTCATCGCGCTCCAGCGGGCACGTGCTGCGATTTCCTGCTGGCTCAGACCCTCGTGCTGGTCATTGACGCGAGCTTCCGCCGCATCCGCAAGCGCGCGCACGAAATTGGCGCGCTCCAGCGGGCTGCGGCTGCCGCGCTCGATATTCTCGGAGGCTTCGATCCGGCGCAGCGCCTTTTCGTCGCCCGACACGACGATGGCATCGATCGCGCGCAGCTGCTCTAGCCGGGCGCCTTCCAGTCGATGAAGGCCAGCGACCAGCGTCCACGGCTTTGCCGCGCGCGGCCCGTTCTTCCTGATCTTGATCGGCTCGTTCTGGCCGTCCTCGACCATCAGCCGGCCGATCGCCGCCGCCTTGACGGGCCAGAAGGCGCCGAGGCGCTCGCCAATCTCGATGTCGGCGACGGGAATTTGCAGCACGACGTCGACCTGCGCCGGCTCGGCTGTCTTGGGTGCGGTAGCCATATCTAGCGCGCCCCCTCATTTTGGCGGTGCGCTGCTACCTTTTCGGAGGTATTGTCCCGAATATGGGATTTAAACCGACCCGGAAAGAGCGCCTCGACAGTGCTGTCCAACTCCTGCGCGATTGCATGCGCGGTCTTCGCTATCGCGCGCCCACGAAGAACGTCGCGCGTGGACTGCGGGGGCAACCCGCGCGCCACCTCGAAAGCTGCCATGGAGCCATGACGCTTCCTGATCTCAGATTTTATGTCCTCGCGATGAGGAGCTTCAGCTAGCATGTCCCAATCCTTGAGCGACAATCAGATGAGTTGGGACAATATTTCCCGAAAACGGGAAATGCAACCTGAAAGTGGGATTGCGGGGTTCGCGGCTCGTTATGGCGCGCGTTTGAGCGAGCTTAAGCTCACGGATGCTGAGATTTCCCGCCAGACGGGCATCCCTTCATCGTCGCTCTCGCGCTATCGGAAGGGCGAAGGTGTCCCGAAAGCGGAGCATCTGTTTCCGTTATCGGATGTTCTTAAGGCGGACGCCCGATGGCTGGTCAGCGGGGTAACGGCGCCCGCTTCAGTGATAGATGCCGAGGACGCAGAATGGGAACAGCTTCCCTTTTTCGATCTTCGTGACCTCTCGGACACGGGGAAGGGGCGCCCACACTATTGGACGCCTTTCCGCAAGGACTGGCTCAATCGCGCGCTGGGTACATCGGTCGACCTTTACCTGGTCCGGCTGCTGTCTGATTATCACAGCCGGACTGGAGACCGCGATCTGACGGAAGGTGACCTGGTGTTCTGCCGTGAGATAACGCCGGTTGAGCTGCAGGACGGCCATGTTGTCATCTGGCGCCGGGAGCAAGGACTGAAGGTCGCCCGCTATTCGCTGCGCCCACGCGAGCGCGTCGAGGAAGATGTCATCACGCCGGAGGAAGTGGGCGACGACCAGTTCGTTCCCGTCGCGCGAATCCTCGGCAAATATCTTCAGAGAGTATGACGATGCGCCTGCCGTTCCTCATTGGTTGCGCGGCCCTTGCTGCCTGCGGTCAATCCTCGCCGGACCCCTCTGTCCGTGCTGAAGCACCCTTCGCGATGAACAAAATCGCGCAGGCATCATTTGACCAGGAGGCGAAGCCTAGAATGGCTCAAACTAGACAGGCCACTGCCGGGGAGACGGAGGATAAGCGTAAGGGTTTCCACTGCCTCAGCTCGTGGGATGGTTCCAATAGGTCATTGGTTTCGCAGGTGAAGGAAGGCCTTCGCAACCCTAGCTCATTCGAGCATGCTGACACTGAGATCGGGCCGGAGGTCCGCACGGGATTTCACCCTTTGAAGATGAAGTATCGCGCAGAAAATGGCTTTGGAGGAATGAACGTCGAGGAGGTCGTCGCGGCTGTAGATCACGAGACCTGCAGGGCGACCATCATCACCTCGGTCGAGCAAATGAACGCGCTGCTTCCGGCAGCCTGATTGACTCTTTTGTTCTCCTAATGTTCTCATTCATTCGCCGACCCGAGTCGGCGGAAGGAGGACAATCATGGAACACCCAAACCCAGCCCAGTTCGCTCAACAGCGCCAGCCCTTCGGCACCTGGCTGCTCGCTCAGATCAAGCGCGACGACCAGGTCGGAGAACTCGCCAGGGTCGCATTCACCGATCCGCGATTCCCGAAGGCGGGCGACTACAAGGCGGTCTCGAAGCATCTGAACAGCGTCAGCGCATCGGTCGAGATGCACGAGGCGCTGGACGAAGCCGAGACGGATTGGCTCGCCCTGTGATGGCACTGCGTCGTCGCGACCCGGCCTTTTGCTTTGGCGTGGCCGGCATAGCCAAGGCGCCATGGCGCCCCACGGAAGAACAGGCGCAGGTCGATGCGATCGATGCCGGCTTCGCCAGCTGGGATGAGCATGCGCCGGAGCCTGGCAAGAGCCGGCGCATCTATCTTCATCCGCTCGCCGAGATATGGACCACGCACGATCTGGTGCCGGTACTCCCGCGAGCGGTCGATCCGCCTCGATCGGCGCCGGCCGCGACTGACGACATGGAAGGGCTCTCCCGGATCGAGCGGATCATCGCCAGGCGCGAAGGAAGGATACGCTGATGGCTCGCAGCCGACACAAGGGCGCCACGCCCGTCGACAAGGCCAAGTTCTACATTCCCTATGGTCCGGGCCATCCGGTCGAGGACATGATCCGCACTGGCTCCGACTGGTTCTACGCCTGGCACTCGCAGAACGGCTTCAATCTCGACCGGCTCGCTAAGGTGACGGGCATAGCCATGGGCCGCATCAACGCGCTGTCGCGCGGCGACGTTGTCCGCGAAAGCGAGGTCTCCGCGCTTGCCGCCGCCTATGGCGTCCAGCCGTCCGACATCATCGCCTCGCTGCCCGGACCCGAACACCTGGTAAGGGGGAAATGAGGGGCGAGTGGCCGGCGGAAAATTCGGCCCAGTTAGGAGCGGGCAGCTTCCGCCTGCCGATCACGGCCGTGGCGCCGAAAAGCCGAAATTCCGCGCCTTTTGTGAAAGTGGGACCTCTCGACGAAAGTGGGACCCGCACGGTCCCACTTTCCCATTGCGATTCCGTCGTCAGCGGCGGACGCGACCCGCGGCTCTGTCCCGATTAAGAGGGCAGGAACGCCCGTTTAGAAGCCTTTTAGAGGCATCGGCGCCGCCACCTTCGTAAAGGCTCTTAGAGCGCGCCGACTCCGAAAGCTCTGGTCCCAGCATATCTAAAACCGCGATCATTCTAGACACACCGGGAAGCGCCCCAGGCGAAGGCCCAATTTTTGATGCGCCCTGCGGAAAGCCCCGATTTCCGTGGGTTTCGTCCCACATAATCCCGCAAGATGCCGGTTTATCCCGCCTTTCGGCCCAATTTTTGGAGCCCCAAACCCCTCTAAAACCTAGTGTCCCCTTTCACGTGGCGAATACGGCCCGACGTTCAGAGGAAAAGATAATCGGCGAGCGCATGCGCCGGGGCGTCGTCCTCCAGTCCCGGGCGCATCGCCTGTCGCACGGTGACGGGCGGAAAGGGCGAATCGAGCGCGAGCCGCCGCACGCCTGCCATCCGTCCCAGATCCCGGCCCATGGGGCCGAAGGCGGCGAAAGTGCCTGCGCCGTTGCGCAGCGCGTCGACGATGTCGAACAGGGTGTCGGTCTCCAGCACTGGCGGGGGAGCGTCCAGCCCGCCCTGTTCCAGCGCGGCGTCGATGATGCGTCGCAGGCCGTTTGAGCGGTCCATCGCCAGCCGCGGCGTGATCGCCAGGTCGCGCCGCGACACGCTGTCCAGCCGCGCGACTGGATGGTCGGCCCCGGCGTAGAGGCTGATCTGCTCCGACCAGGCATAGCGCGACGGAAAGGGCGGCTCCCCAAGCGTATAGAAATAGGCGATATCGGCGCGGTTCCGCCGCAGGGCGGTCGATGCCTCCTCGGCGGTCTGCACCGTCAGGTCCAGCGTGATGGCGATGTCGTCATTGGCTTCCTCGAACGCCGCGAGCGCCTCCTGCAAATGGCCGAAGACGGGAGCCGGCGCCGCCAGCATAATCGCCTTGCGCGCCGGGGCCGTGGGCGCAAGGCGCTCTTCCCGGGGCGACGGCGGGGCAGGCGGCTCGTCCATGTCGAGCAGGGTCAGCGCCTCGGCGGTGCGGCGCCCGGCAGCGGTCAGGCGCACGTCGTCGCCCTCCTCCGCGAACAGACGGTAGCCCAGCCGCATCTCCAGCGACCGGATATCGCGCCGCACCTGCTCCTCCGACAGGCCCAGCCCGACCGCGCAGCGCACCATGTTCCCCGACGCCGCCAGCTGCGCGAAAATGTCGAGCTGGCGCAGGGAAGGCGTGGTCAT